GGCTTTTGCGAGCCCTGCGGTTACCGAGCACCGCTGATCGGCAGGCAGTGGGTCTGGGCGATCCAGGACTGCTGGACGCTCGCTCGCGACTGGTACGCCACCCACGGCATCGAGGTTCGTGACTGGCAGCGCCCGATCAATCCAGAAGACTTCAACGCTGCCCCCATGTTCGATGGCTGCTGGGCCGCCACCGGATTCCGCGAGCTAGGCGAGGATGAGCCCCTTGAGCCGGGCGACCTCCTGCTTATGTCGATCAACTCGCCCGGCCTGAATCACTGCGGCGTCTACATCGGCGACCAGCTCATCCTCCACCACATCCGAGGAAGACTCAGCAGCCGCGATCTCTACGGCGGCTGGCTCCTAAAATGCACAGGGAGGAGGTTGCGTCATGCTGCGTAAGATCAAGCTCTACGGAACCCTCGCGAAGTTCGTCGGTAAGCGGGTGCTCACCGCCGACGTAAGTAGCGCGGCTGAAGCCGTCCGCTTCCTCCTCGCCAACTGGCCTGAGCTGCAACAGCACATGGCCGACCAGCACTACCGCGTAAGCGTTGGCACGTATGCGATCGACAAAGACGAACTGCACGATCCAGCGGGTCAGCAAGACATCAGCATTGCGCCAATAATTGCTGGCGCTGGCACGGTAGGGAGGATAATTCTTGGGGTTGCACTACTGACTGCAGCTTTTGCCATCCCAGGTTTTGCAGCGTGGGCGGGCCCAACTGCCTTCTCGCTAATTGTGGGTACAGGCGCGGCGCTTGTTCTGGGCGGTGTCGCGCAGCTTTTAGCTCCTGTCCCACGAACAAACGAAACCGACAAGGATCCACGCAAGACCTACAACTTCTCCGGTATTCAGCAAACGAGCCGCCAAGGTACGCCCCTGCCAATCATCTACGGAAAAGGACTCTGCGGCAGCATCGTAATTAGTGCCGGTGTGGACACCGTGCAGGTGAAAGCATGAGCAACGATGGCCGTATTGCCGGGGGCATCCTTATCGGCGGCGCTGGTGGGAAGGACGAAGGGGGTAGCTCGCGCACTCCCAGCACAGCCCCTGACAGTCTTGACTCGCGTCAATACGCCAACGTCATTGACCTGATTTCAGAAGGTGAGATTGAGGGCTTGGTTGATGGATTCAAGTCCATCTACCTCAACGACACCCCCCTTCAGAATCCCAACGACACCTACAACTTCAAGGACGTTGAGATCCACGTCCGCAACGGCTTGCAGGACCAGCCGCTCATCCCCTTGGCCACAGCGGTTGAGAACGAAATCCCTGTAGGCATCACGGTCGTCAAAGACGTGCCCGTCATTCGCACGATCACGAATGACGAGATCGACGAAGTGCGCGTCACTATTTCCGTCCCGGCACTCCAGTCCATCAACTCCAAGACGGGTGACACCAGCGGCACCAAAGTTGAGCTGGAGATCGCTATTCAGTATGCCGGCGGCGGCTACACCGCCAAGATCAGCGGAGCAGAAGGCACGATCTCAGGTCGCACAGCAGACGAATACCGCATCGACTACCAGATCAAACTGGAGCGCCCAACCCCCACCGACAACGTAGACATCCGCGTCACGCGCATCACGCCCGACAGCAGCCAGTCGCTGCTGAGCAACGCCTTCAGCTGGGCCAGCTACACCGAAATCATCCTGGCCAAGCTGACCTACCCAAATAGTGCATTGGTGGGTATCCGGGTTGACGCGGAGCAGTTTGGCAGCATCCCCAAGCGCAGCTATCTGGTCAAGGGCGTCAAGGTCCAGGTCCCCACCAACGCAACAGTTGATCCGATCACCGGAGCACTGATCTACTCGGGCATCTGGGATGGCACGTTCAGTGCGGCCAAGTGGACGAGCGATCCTGCCTGGTGTTTGTGGGATCTACTCACCAGCGGGCGTTACGGCTTCGGCGATCACATCCAAGCCGCGCAACTTGACAAGTGGTCGTTCTACGCCGCATCGAGGTACTGCTCAGCTCTTGATACAAGGCCGTTTGGCACTACTGACGACTACCACCCAAGCACGGGCAAGCACGGCGTACCAGACGGCTTTGGCGGTTATGAGCCTCGCTTCTCCTGCAACGTCGTCATCCAGACCGCCGAGGATGCCTACAAGCTGATCAATGAACTGCTGTCGGTTTTCCGTTGCCAAGGCTTCTGGGATGCTGGCACTCTGACCATTGCCCAGGACCGGGACGGTACTGATCCGACCTACCTGTTCACGCCGGCCAACGTATCACCCGAGGGCTTCTCCTACACCAACAGCAGCCTCAAGACTCGTCCCAACGTCGCTGTTGTCGCCTATTCGGACATCGGTAGGTACGACTACGCGGCAGGTAGGTGGATCGAGGGCCTTCGCAACACCGCCTACGAGGTCGTCGAGGACACCGATGCCATTGACAAGTACGGCGCTGTTCGCACTGAGATCACCGCGTTCGCCTGCACAAGCCGAGGCCAGGCAAATCGCATGGGCAGATGGCTGATCTACACCGAGCGCAACGGAGAGGTGTGCTCTTTTACCTCAAGCCTGGATGCAGGGCAGCAGGTTCGTCCTGGTCAGGTGATCGCCGTTGCTGATCCGGTGCGCTCAGGGGGCAGAAGGCAGGGCCGGATTGCAGCAGCGACCATCGACACAGAAACCGTTGATGATGAAGCATCTACAGACCTCACCTACGACGGCAGCTCGCAGCTGTCAGTGATTCTGCCTGATGGCACTGTCGAAAAGCAATACGTCTCAGCGATCACGGGCGCGGTCATCTCCCTCCAGGCGCCCTATTCCGTCGCGCCCAACCCGAACAGTATCTGGCTGCTGGAGCGCACCGAAGTCAAGCCGACCCTGTGGACCGTCCTGTCTATTGCCGAGCAGGACGACATTGCCTACACCATCAATGCCGTCACCCACGACCCAAGCAAGTACGCGAATATCGAGCTGGGAACAGAGTTGCAGCCACGTTCAACCACAACGCTAAATACCATCCCCGCCCCGCCGGAATATCTCACGGTTGCCGACATTCCTCTGCCCGGAGGTGGCACCACTAAGGAGGTGCAGTACGACCTCAACGGAAGAATCGCTGTTCGGGTGACTTTTGCGTGGCGTGGTCCGCAGGGAATCAAGAACTTCCGCGTCAAGTACCGCTTTGAGGATGACAATTTCACCACGACCACCGTACAGGGAACCACCTTCAACATTGAAGATGCCAAGCCCGGAACGTACTACGTCCAGGTCTCCAGCATCAACGCCAGCAACATCCTCTACAGCGAACCAGCAGAAGCCTCTTACACGGTGCAGGGTCTCGGTGCTCCACCAGCGGATGTGAGCAGCGTGTCGATCGTGGCGTTGAGTGAGAGCGTTGCGATGTTGACATGGACGCCGAGCAGCGAGCTTGATGTCAAGCTGGGTGGTCGCGTTGTTATCCGTCACGATCCCAGGCCTGCAGCGGTTGCCGAGTGGGCCGCAAGCACGCAGATCGTTGATGCCGTCGCTGGATCGTCTTCCCAGAAGCAGGTTCCGCTCCTCCCCGGCACCTACTTCGTCAAGTTCCAGGACTACCTAGGCAACCGCTCAGTGAACGCGACTGGTGCGGAAATCTCACTGCCCGACTATCAATCACGCAAGCGTCTTGATCTCTATGTCGAGATGTCCTACGCCGACGACTATTACTTCGGTGGTGTGCAGTGGGAGGAGCATCTTCTTGCTTCACCGTTCAGCGGCACCGGAACCAACTGCATCTACAGCGACACCGAGACCGCGCTCGTCATTGCCGGCGGCGCAGAGTACGTGGACAGCGAGTACGTGGATCAGGGTTACACCTACTCGGATGTAGTGGGGTCCTATGTCGCAACAGACTACTGGGAGCCGATCTACGCCCTCGGCGACCTCTACGCCGAGTACGTCTTTGCAGAGGTGTTGGATATGGGCGCCGTGTACGACGTGCTGTTCAGGCGCTATGCACTGATTCGATCTGTAGCCTCGTCAATCTTGTTCGATGATGCAGCTGGTCTGTTCGACGAGCGCACAGGGCTCTTTGATGGTGAAACCGTTGATGCCATCAACTTGATCACTTACATCCGTGCTACGGACGACGACCCCAGCGGCAGTCCTGTTTGGGGACCATGGATCGAGCTGATCAACGCTGCCGTGCAGGGCCGCGCCTTCCAATGCAAGGCGGTGTTCACCTCCAACAGCGATTCCGTCAACTGCGCCGTTGAAGCACTGCAAGTCATCCCCGAACTGTTCCGCCGCTTCACCGCAAGTACCGTTCCAACCACCGACACATCCCTTACGTTTGAGCACGCCTTCTATGAAGTCAACTCCGTCGGCATCACCGCTTCTACCATGCCAAGCGACTACTCCTATCAGATCACCGAGGTGTCACGCACCGGCTTCAACCTGCAGTTCAAGCAGGGCGCTCAGCCTGTGCTACAGCCTTACACCTATACTGTCACTGGCTATGGGAGGGAGGTCTGATGCCGCAATCTGACGGACAAGTACAGAACGCAAACTTCCCTGCCTTCCGCACGGATCTCAACGACAACCTTGCGGCGCTGTTCAGCCAGTCAAGCGGCGCCAGCGCTCCAGCTGTAACGCAGCCGTTCCAGCCCTGGATCGACACCAGCAGCGATCCTGCTGTATGGAAAGTTCGTCATCCAACTAACCCGACAACCTGGATCACCATTGGCACGATCGACGCAACCACGTTCTCAACGGGCGGCGTCACTGCCATCGCCAATGGCGGCACCGGCCAGACCACAGCAACAGCAGCCCTGACTGCGCTGCTACCCAGTCAAGCAGGCAATGCAGGCAAGGCTTTAGTTACTGACGGGTCGCTTGCTGCCTGGGGCCTTGTTGCCTCGGGCGCGTCTCTGCAAGTCTTTACCAGCTCTGGCACATATACGCCTACTGCAGGGAAGACAACGTTTTTGGTATTCGCTACAGGTGGCGGAGGCGGTGCTTATACATCCGGAAGTACCCTTGCCGGCGGATCAGGTGGAACCGGAATTAGATTGTACTCACCTACTGAGGTAGGAGCCACCGCTGCCATAACCGTTGGGGGGGCGGGAGTAACTTCCCCCAGTAATCCCACATCAGGCGGCAACAGTGTGTTTGATCCCGGTGGCACAGGCCTAACACTTACTGGCAACGGCGGAGTCAACGGTCTCACCAGCGGTGCTGGCGGATCGGCAGGGAACGCTCAGTTTTACGCATGGGGTAATAGCATTGCGGCTGCGTCTACAGTCGCTAGTTTTTGGGGAACTGGTCCGGGCAGAGGATCAATGGGCAGCAGTTACCCAGCCCTAGCCGGACAGGTAATTATTCTCGAATGGTGAACCCCATGAACTACGCCCTTCTCAACTCCCGCAAGGTCATCACTAACGTCATCGTTCTAGATGACATTGCTGCTTACACACCACCAAAAGGGTTCACCCTCCTTCCTGTGCCCGAATCCTCCGGGGCTGGCATTGGCTGGACGTACATCGACGGGCAGTTTGTCGCACCTCCCGCCCCCGAGCCCGTACCACCTACCGCTGACGAACAACGCGCCAGGCGCCTCGCGGCCTACACCGCTGAAGCCGATCCGATCTACTTCAAGAGTCAACGCGGTGAAGCCACAGTCGAGGAGTGGGAGGCCAAAATTGCAGAGATCCGCGCTCGCTACCCGATCCCTACCACCGATGCCTAAGCTGCTCCCCCTGATCGGTGCCCTGGCCACTGCACTTACGGCAGTGATCGGCACCACCATCACCATCGACGCTAGGTACGCCAAGAGCGCCGAGGTGCAGGAGCAGTTCTGCAAAGCCCGCAAGCAGGCGCTGAGAGATCGCATCTTTGAGATTGATCTCAAGCCTGACCGCAGTGCATCTGACAAGGCGCTGCGTGAGTACCTGAGCCAGCAACTCAACGACCCCTGCTGAACCCATGGCCACGAAGTCGAAAACCGGCACCGCTAAGCTTGAGCATCAAGCCGGTAAGCCCAAACTCACACGACAGGGCAACGGCACCCGCTCGAAACCTAGTCATCGTCGTAAGAAGCGCATCGGTCAAGGCCGCTAAACTGGACCCATGGCAGTCTTACCCGGAACATACAACATCACGCTCCAGCGCCGGGCGGATTACAGCGTCACGCTGCAATTCAAGGACAGCACCAACACCGCCATCAACCTCACCGGCTGGACCGTCGCAGCACAGGTCTGGGATCGTGGCCGCACCAAGAAGTTCGCCGACTTCACGGTCACCTACACCAACCGCTCGACAGGCACGATCGCCCTGAGTCTTACCCCTGCCCAGACCGAAATCTTCTCCGACGAGGTGTACTACGACGTCCTCCTCACAAACCCAAGCGGCCTCAAGGAATACTACTTGGAGGGTGTGATCGCGGTCAGTGAGGGCTACACCGCATGACAACCGTCAACGTCACTGCCGTCAGCAATACGGTCACCGTCACTGAAGGCAACGGCGGCACGACGGTCGTCACTGTTCCGGTTACCAGCGTGGTCACTGCAACCACCGTCGGACCGCAGGGTCCTACTGGTGTCCCTGGATTGCCAAAGGCGATCACCATTTCACAGCCAAAAGCAAATGATCAATTCACCCTTCTTTATACGCAGAACGCAACGACGCTGACGCAGGTCGTTGCTGTGGTGCGCGGCACCAATTCACCAAGCGCGACATTTGAGCTGCGCTACGGCACTGATCGGTCCACTGCTGGTACGCTCGCGACCACCAGCACAGCCATCACCAGCACAACGACGGGTGATGTTGTCCCCATTCAGAACATGCCGATTCCTGCCAACAACTTTCTATGGATTGTTGTATCAGCGGTGTCGGGACAGGTCGAAGAACTGAACGCCTGCGTTGAGCTCTGACCTTTAGACTGACCACACAGGAGCTGCATCAATGGCCTCTTTCAACAAGTTCAACCAGTTTGTGGCCGATGTGGCCTCTGGTGTTCATCAGCTGCAGACCGGCACGACGCATGTGCTGAAGGTGGCGCTGAGCAATACCGCCCCTTCGTCCGCTAATGCCGTGCTGGCTGACATCACGCAGGTGGCAAACGGCAATGGCTACACCACCGGCGGCGTCAGCGTCGGCACAATCACTGGCGCGCAGACCAGCGGTACTTTCAAGCTGACCGGCGGCACTGACCCGGTGTGGACAGCTTCAGGCGCTGGCTTCACCGCACGCTATGCGGTGATCTACAACGACACGCCCACTTCTCCGGCGGATCCGCTGATCGGCTGGTGGGATTACGGCAGCAGCGTCACGCTGGCGGCTGGCGAGACGTTCACCGTTGACCTGGATCAGATCAATGGCATCTTGACCCTGGCTTGATCGTGGCGACCTTCTACGTCGATTTTGAGAACGGCAATGATGCCAACGATGGCACGACGTTCGCCAATCGGTGGAAGACGCTGACGAATGGCGCCACGGCAGCCCGTATCGCCCCTGGTGATGAGATCAGGATGATGGGCAGCCCGGCGCCAACCAGCCTGGGCATCAACGCGACGTGGACGAGCGGGCAGCAGCAAACTGCAAAGACCAT